TAGAGACATGGGCCAAGGCGGTATGTCGATGGCAGTTGCCACCATCATCAAGAAGTACAAGCGTACTCTGGTGAACTTCCAAGAAGACTTCCTGATTCCCTTTATCCAGAAGGCGGCTTTCAGATATATGCAGTTTGACCCAGAGCGTTACCCCTCTGTGGACATGACTTTCATTCCCACTGCCACTTTGGGCATCATTGCCCGTGAGCATGAACAACAGATGTTTATTGGTTTGCTTCAGACCCTTGGCCCCAACACTCCTGTGTTGCCACTGATTCTAAAAGGTGTTTTGGCTAATTCTTCTCTGACCAACCGCTATGAACTGATGGAGCAGTTGGACAAGATGAGCCAACCTAATCCTGAAGCACAACAAATGCAACAGATACAACAGCAGTTGGCAATGCAAGCTGCACAGGCTCAGATTGCTGTTAATACAACCCAAGCTGAACAGAATCGTGCAGAAGCACAGAAGTTGTCGATTGAGGCTCAGTTGATGCCCCAAGAAGTGCAAGCCAAGAACATGGCGGCAATGACCAAGAACCTGCCAAACCAAGATGATGCTGGTTCTAAAGAGTTTGATAAGCGGGTTAAGATTGCTGAATTGATGCTGAAAGAAGCTGACATTAAGAACAAGTCCAAGATTGTCGAGTTGCAAATGGCTGACAAGAAGGGCAAAATGTCGAGCGTTGAAGATGAGTTTCTCAATCGTCTTTCCAGGGAATTGACCTAAATGGACATCGCTGATCTTGAGCGTAAGCTAGGAATTGATGGAATCTCTGCTGAACAGCAGATGGAGATCATTACTGCTTTGCAACAGTCTGCCGCAGAAAAGATTGCCAAGGCCAAGAGCGAATCTATTGGCAAGGGTGCTGAACTTGTTATCCAAGGCTTGAAGAAGATCAAGTCAGACATGGAGCAAAAGTTTGCTCAGTTGAATGGCGAGATTCAGAGCAAAGTTGCCCTTGTACAAGATGGTCAGGATGGCAAGAATGGCAAAGATGGAAGAGATGGTAAGCAAGGGCCAGCAGGAGCAACGGGGCCAGCAGGACGAGATGGTGTTCCTGGGCGTGATGGAGTTGATGGTTCTGACGGCACTGGTGTTGCCGCTGCTCGCATTGATTTTGATGGTAGCCTTGTCATCACTCTTGATGATGGTCGTGAGATCAATGTTGGTGAGGTTGTTCCTTTTGATGTTGCTGAACGCATCAAAGTTATTACCAATGGTGGCGGTACTTCTCAGTCTGTACTTGATACTCTAACAAGCCTTCAGTCTCAAATTACGGCTCTGTCTGGATTTGTAAACTACAAAGGCACTTGGAACGCATCAACCAACACGCCTACCCTTGTTTCTAGCGTAGGAACAAAGGGAGACTACTATGTTGTCTCTGTAACAGGGTCAACCAATCTCAATGGCATTACGACTTGGACGCAAGGCGATTGGGCCATCTTTAATGGCACTGCTTGGGAGAAAGTTGATAATACTGACCTTGTAACTTCAGTTGCAGGGCGTACTGGTGCTATTACTCTCACCACTGCTGATGTTAGTGGTCTTGGGACAATTGCTACCCAAGCGGCAAGCAATGTCTCTATCACTGGTGGTTCAATCACGGGTATCACAGATTTAGCAGTTGCTGATGGTGGTACGGGTGCATCTACTGCTGGTGATGCCAGAACTAATTTAGGATTGGTCATAGGAACAGATGTTCTGTCTCCAAGTGGATCGGCTGCAAGTTTGACTTCTTTTCCTACTTTCAATCAGAACACCACTGGCACAGCATCTAATGTGACGGGTACTGTTGCGGTTCTCAATGGTGGTACAGGTGCAACTACTACATCTGGGGCCAGGACAAATCTTGGCTTGGTGATTGGTACTGATGTATTGGCTCCTACGGGATCAGCGGCATCTTTGACCTCATTCCCAACATTCAACCAGAATACCACTGGAACTGCGGCATCTACACCTAAACTCTTGACTACAAACTTCACGATTGAAGAAAGTGGTGGAAAGTTGTTGTTCAAGTATGGGGCAACGACTATTGCATCAATGTCTTCAACTGGATTGATTACATCTGCAACTGACATAGTTGCAAATGGAACACCTTAAAGGAAAGTAAATCATGGCAACTCAAGTCTCCCTCAATTCTGGTGCAGTAGCAAGCGCAGGTGCATTGGCTATTCAGACCAATGGAACCACACAAGCAGTAAGCATCAGCACTGGTCAAGTTGCAACTCTTGCACAGAATCCTATTCTGACTAGCGGCACAGCCAACGGCGTAGCCTATCTCGACGGCTCCAAGGTGCTGACTACGGGTAGTACGTTGGTGTTTGATGGTACGAATTTGGGTGTAGGGCAAGCAAGTCCTTCTTTTAAAATAGATGCCCAAGTTGCCGTTGGAGGGGCAATAGCAGTTAGACCATCAACAGCAACAGGAAATGCTTTGCAAACAGCATTGCGTTTATATGGTTCAGTAGCAACAACATCATCTAGGTATGCTCAGATTGCCTGTTACAACGATACTGCTGGTGAAGATGCAAACGCATTAACATTTAGTACGGGATTCGGCGCAACTATTTTTGAGCGCGGTCGTTTTTCTTCGGATGGTAACTTTATATATACCAAATCCTCTTTGGCTTGTTATGTATGGACTGCTTTTAATCCAACAAATACATCTGGCACAACCACCAATGCATCTGCTACGGGTACAGGTTACGATACTGGGTTTGTGACAATGGTCAATTCATCTGGCACTCTTACCATTACTTTTGATATTGCGGGAAAATATCTTGTAAGCACAAATTTACAAACATCACACGCAAATACTTATACAAATGAACGCTCAATATTTACTTTGGGTGGAACGGCAACAAGAGCAACAGGAACACTAGACCCAACATTTAGCGGGATTGATTCTGTAGATGCAAATACAACTGGAACATATCCAATATATGTGTCTGCAACTGCGGCGCAAACAATGACAATATTGCCGACATACGAGTTAACTGGTACTGGCACAACGGCACAGCATACTTGTAGCCCATCTGTAACTATTCAATACTGCGGAGGATAAACAATGTCATACGACTCAAACACACTTGCTCAATTTGAAATGCGTAAATTGCGCAATGTTTTTTTAAGAGCATCAGATTGGACTCAAATGGCTGATTCGCCTTTGACTTCCGAAAAGAAAACAGAGTGGTCGGCATATCGACAGTCACTTCGTGATTTGCCAAACAACAGCACTCCAACACTTGATGAAAATAAAAATCTTGTTGGTGTAATTTTTCCAACACAACCGCAATAAAGAAAAACCATGATCGCCACTTACACCATTAGTCAACTAACTGCCACTGGCGCACCTTGGAATCAAGCAAATGACTCCTGAGCTACAGAAATATTATGAAGATCGCTTCTCTATGATGGGAAGTGATGGATGGAAAGACTTGGTGGAAGATATTGACACCATGATTGCATCCTTGAATAATATATCTGTGATTTCTGATGAACAAAGCCTACAATTCAAAAAAGGTGAACTTTCTATACTAACTTGGCTGAAAACCTTGAAAGAGGCAAGCGAGAGAGCATACGAGGAATTGAATGAAAAGAATGTTTGATTTTGCCTGTGCAAACGGGCATAAAACCGAAAGACTGACTGATTATGAGTCGATCAGTTTTAGGTGTGAATGTGGTGAAACAGCCAACCGCATTCTTTCTGCTCCAAACTTCAAACTAGAAGGGTGGTCTGGTTCTTTCCCATCAGAGCATGGAAGGTTCGAGAAAAAACACCTAGATCAGTTGAAGTGGGAGCAAAAGCACAACTCATAAGCATAAACGCCGAGTTGATTCTCCTATAACCGAAACGGCAGGAAAAAGGGATAATATGTTGATTGACCAAGAACCTGAGATGAAGAGTGAGTTAGAAGCTGAAGAATCCAAGCTATCTGACACCATTGCGCCAGCAAGCCCTGGACTCCCTGATAAATACAGGGATAAAAGTCTGGAAGACATTGTTCGGATGCACCAAGAAGCTGAAAAGCTAATTGGCAAGCAAGCGCAAGAAGTGGGAGAGGTAAGGAAACTTGCTGACGAACTCATAAAGCAGAACCTCAGTTCAAAGCAACAGACTATTAAAGAGGAAGAGCCTGAAGTAGATTTCTTTGAGAATCCACAGAAGGCAGTTCAGAAGACTATTGATAATCATCCTGATGTTCTCGCAGCCCGTCAAGCGGGTGTGGATTTCAAAAGGATGCAGATTCAACAAAAGCTAACGCAAGAGCATCCTGACTACACTCAGATTGCTCAAGATCAGGAGTTTGTGAATTGGGTGAAATCCTCACCTATTCGCCTTGGTCTGTATGCAAAAGCTGATGGTGAGTTCGATTACGATAGTGCTAATGAGTTGCTGTCTACTTACAAGCAGTTGCGTGGTGTCAAGTCAAAGCAGACTGAACAAGCGGGTGAAACCGCCAGGAAGCAGAACATGAGAGCCGCACAAGTGGATGTTGGTGGAACTGGTGAGAGTTCAAAGAGGGTATACAGACGGGCTGACCTGATTCGGCTGAAGATGACAGAACCTGACAGATACGATGCTTTGAGTGGTGAAATCATGCAAGCATACGCAGATGGACGGGTTAAGTAACTTAACTTTCGTTTCTTAGGAGAAACAACATGGCAACAGCATTTTCCCCTAGTGGCTCAGTCACTACTACGACAGCAGACAAATTCATCCCCGAAATTTGGAGTGATGAGATTGTTGCTGCTTACAAGAAAAACTTGGTTCTTGCTAACCTAGTTATGAAGATGAACTTCAAAGGTAAGAAGGGCGATACGATTCATATCCCCGCACCTACCCGTGGTTCAGCTTCTGCCAAGGCCGCAGAAACAGCAGTCACTTTGATTGCCGCTACTGAGTCTGAAGTAACTGTGTCTATCAACAAGCATTACGAGTATTCTCGTTTGATTGAAGATATTGTCGAGGCCCAAGCCCTGAACAGCTTGCGTAACTTCTACACCTCTGATGCTGGTTACTCCCTGGCTAAACAAGTCGATACCGACTTGGTTCAGTTGGGTCGTTCTACCAATGGTGGTGCAGGTACTAATGCTTACGCAACTGGTGCGTTCATTGGTGGTGATGGTACTTCTGCTTATGTTGCCGCAAACAACAATGAGTCAGCACTGACCGATGCCGCCATTCGCCGCACTATTCAGCGTTTGGATGATACCGATACCCCTATGGATCAGCGTTTCTTCTTGATTCCTCCATCAAGTCGCAACACCCTGATGGGATTGGCTCGTTACACTGAGCAAGCCTTTGTGGGCGGGACTAACAGTACCATTCGCACTGGTGAAATTGGTAACTTGTACGGCATCCCTGTGTTTGTCTCAAGCAATTGCGACACTGCATCAGGTTCTGCTGCTGCACGGGTTTGTATCATGGGTCACAAGGACGCAGTGGTTTTGGTTGAGCAAGTTGCCGTTCGCTCACAAGTTCAGTATAAACAAGAGTATTTGGCTACTCTGTTTACCTCTGATACCTTGTATGGCGTTCAGATTCTGCGTTCAGCCGCAAGCGTAAGTGCAGCCAAATCTGCATCTATGTTTGCTTTGTTGGTTCCCGCCTAATTGCAGTTGCGCCCCCTGCCCTAGTGGTGGGGGGACTTTTTTAACCTAATTAGGAGAAATCAAAATGGCTGCTGCTACCGCTGTTGTTTCCGCAAGAGACAACGAATCTTTCCGTGGGCTTTTTAGCGACACTTGGTCTGTTGTTGCAACGCTTGATGCTGGTTCTTTGGCTGATGGTGCGGGTGAAACCGAAACTGTTGCCGTTCCTGGCGTAGTGTTGGGCGATATGGTCTTGGGTTGTTCTTTTGCTGTGGATGAAGTTGGCATGAGCGTCACTGCTTATGTCTCTGCTGCAAATGTTATTAGTATTCGTGTTCAAAACGAATCTGGTAGCACTGTAGACTTGGCATCCTGCAAGATTCGTCTTGTGGCTGTTCGCATGGTGTGAAGATTGGGGGGCTAGTCCCCCCTTTCTTATTTAGGGGTTTCAATGGCTACTTTTCGTTGTCTTCAATCTGGTAACACAGTGAGTTTTACCTTGCAACATGACATTGACTCAATGAAGGGTCATCAGGGTTATGTTCGTATTGATGAACAAGAAGTGTCTAATATTCCTGATGAAGTGAGGACAGATACTCCCTTCATGCCGCCAGTTGTACGGCGCATGGGTCGCCCAAGGAAAGTTGCAAATGTCTGATATAGACGCTAGAGATTTTGGAAGACTGGAGGCTCAAGTTGAGGCTCTCCAGACAGAAGTTCACTCTTTGAGTAAAGATGTGAAGGCTTTGCTTGAACTTGCCAACAAAGGCAAGGGTGGATTTTGGATGGGAATGACCATTGCCTCTGCGGTAGGTGGCGTTCTGACATTCATTGGAGAGAGGCTTTTCAAATGAAAGGTTTGCTCTCAGGGGTATCGTGCCCTATTGCCACTCAAGATGTATCTGTTAATTTGAAGAACAGAAACAACGC